ACAAATTTACCTATGTGGACCAGAAATATGTGTAAATACGGTGATAATTTTGTTCACCTAAAAATTGACCCAAAAAAAGGTATTGTTGGTGTTAACCAATTACCTAATATGGAAATAGACCGTGTTGAACATGGAATGTCTTTAACTAGACCTGAAGATGTTGACGAAGATAAAGGAGTTAAATTCGCTTGGAAGAATAAGGAGATTGAGTTCAATACATGGGAAATGGCTCATTTTAGATTATTGTCTGACGACAGAAGACTACCTTACGGAACATCAATGTTAGAAAAGGCTAGAAGAGTATGGAAACAACTATTATTGTCTGAAGACGCTATGTTAATATATAGAACGTCTAGAGCACCAGAACGTAGAGTGTTTAAAGTTTATGTTGGTAATATGGACGATAAGGATGTGGAAGCTTATGTACAGAGAATAGCCAATAACTTTAAACGTGACCAAGTAGTAGATAATAAAACAGGTAATGTCGATTTAAGGTATAATCAGATGGCTGTTGACCAAGATTATTTTATACCGGTAAGGGACCCTAATTCACCCAATCCTATTGACACATTACCAGGAGCACAGAATCTTAGTGAAATTGCGGACATAGAGTACATACAAAAAAAGTTATTTGCTTCGTTAAGAATACCTAAAGCTTTTCTTGGATTTGAAGACGTTGTCGGGGAAGGTAAAAATTTAGCTTTACAGGATATTAGATTCGCTAGAACAATTAATAGAATTCAGAAAGCTATGGTTCAGGAATTAAATAAAATAGCTATTATTCATTTATATGTTTTAGGTTTTGAAGATGAGTTGGATAACTTCACATTAGGTTTAGCTAATCCATCAACACAAGCTGAATTACTTAAGATTGAACAGTGGAAAGAAAAGGTTACTTTATATAGAGACGCTACAACTGACCCAGGAAGTGGTATATTACCAGTATCATCTACATGGGCTAAAAAGAACATTCTTGGTTTCTCTGACGAAGAAATTAAATTGGATTTACAACAACAAAGAATGGAGAAGGCTATTGGTGAGGAACTTAATAATACAGCTACAATAATTAAGAAAACTGGAATATTTGCGAATATAGATAAATTGTATGGTGAAATGCAATCAGATGATGAAACTGGTGAAGCAGGTGGAGCCGGTGAGGTTGGTGGCGACATGGATTCCGGTGAGATGGAGTCTGGTGCAGAAATAGGTGGAGGACCTCCTGCCGATACTGCTGGTGCTGAAGATTTAGAACTAGCTGACATAGGAGAATCAGATTTACCGTTAATATTAGAGAAAAAAAATAACAATAATAAGCTACAAATAGATAAGAGTAGCGCTGGTCTTAACAAGGTTACTGAAAAATTAGATAGTTTATTAAAAGAGTAGATATTTATTAATAAATAAATTACTATGTTCGGAAAATACAAACAAACTATATTCAACACATTAGCAAACTCATACTCAAATAAAAAGTTATTTAAGGAGTCATTTAATAAGACAATGGACAGTCTTAAAGACGATAAAATAATTAGAGAATTTTTTGTTGCCTATGGTAACATTGAAGGTAATCGTTTTACAGAAAGTACTAGAGCTGAAAAATACCTGAATGAAATCGTTACTGTTCTTAAAGATAAAAAATCAAAACTTAATCTTAATAATTTAGAGGAGTCAACAAATGACGTTTATAATAATTTGGATACTCTAATTTTTAAATCTAGTGTAGGGAACATCGATGATGTTATTGACGCTAAGGAGTCTTTAATTGAACACATGACTAGAGAGGTAAAAGATTCTACAATTGATAAGGCTGTCTCTTCGACAGTATTTAGTCATATTGCAACTAAAAAATATAACGAAAAATATTCTACCCTATCTGAGGAAGATAGAACTAAATTAAAACAATTCTTATCTATGAATAAATCTGAGATTAAAGAATATACTGATAATTTAAAAGAAGAAACGTTAACCAAATTAAATACAATTAAAGAAGATACCGACAAAATAGATATGAAAGAAAAAATTCAGACTGTTATGGAAGGTGTTACAAAATCAGGGTCTGATTTATTATCTATCGTTAAGATGGAGAATTTAAACAAATCATTAATCAAATAAAACAATAAAACTATGAAAGGAGGATTTTTAAAAAACATGTTAAGTAGTGGAAGTAAAGTGTCTAGTAAAAGAGTTGTGACATTTATATGTCTATTATTTATGTTAATCGGTTATACAGCAAATTTATTTTGGGATTTTGAAGTGTCCTCTAATATGTTTGAGTCTTTACAATGGATTGTAATGGCAGGATTAGGATTTACAGCATCTGAAAATTTCGGTAAAACACCACCAGAAGAGCCTACAGAAGAACCACCATCACCTTCACATACTACAGTAACTCATGAATATGATTACGGTGATGACACTAATCCAGAAACACACTAAATTATTAAACCCACCTACACGGTGGGTTTTTTATTAATACCTTTGACTAGACCAGATATCTTTAGTATCTTTTCATTATGAAGAATGGAAAGAAAATTAAATTAGATTTAAGTAAGGTGTATAAAACAAATTACGGAACTGTGGATAATAAGAATTTTAAATCCACATACATAACTGTGTCCTGTTGGGCAGAGCCAAATAAAGAAGAAACGTCTTGGGAACGAGTGATTAAATCATTACGTAGAGATATTAAGTCACAATTGTATAACACGGTAGACCTAGGAATATTCAAAGAAGAAAAATCAATAATAGACTTAGATATTAGGTCAAGTGGTATTAGAACCGGGAAGAGAAGTTATCTTAATTGTGAGATGACATTATTTGTAAAACCAAATATAGAATTTAAATCAGAAAAGGTTAATTATTCTGTAACCGGAATATTAAATGGATTAATAGAAAACGTATTCGAAACTAACAAATACTTTAGATTCCACAAAACTAAATCATAAGGTAGAATTTAACCATTATAATAGTATTTATATTAAAAGACTATTATGAAATTATTAAAACCGAATGAGGTAGGTAAAGGTATATTGATTGAACATGACGCGGGACATATCTCACCAGCTGACAATAGACATATCATAAAGGAAATTAAGGAAAACAGCAACGACACACCAATAATGATGTACGCTGTTCTTCAAAAAGCCGGAGTAGAAAACAGAAACGGCAGAGTATACCCAAGAGAAATCTTAGAAAGAGAGGTAGACAAGTACCAAACACTCATAGGACAAGGGAGAGCCCTTTCCGAATTAAATCACCCAGAATCATCTTTAGTTGACCTAGAAAGAAGTTCCCATAGAGTTGTCAAAACTTTTTGGGAAGGAGACGTATTGATGGGTGAACTAGAAATCTTAACATCACCAGCATACCAATCTACTGGTATCATATCTTGTGTGGGTGACATCGCAGCTAACTTACTTAGACATGGAGTTACTTTAGGTATATCATCTAGAGGGGTAGGTTCCATTAAATCAAAAGGCAACCAAAATATTGTACAAGAAGACTTTGAATTAATTTGTTTTGATTTAGTATCTTCGCCGTCTACACCAGGTGCTTATCTATTTAATAATGTAGAAGACCGTGAAAAATATGACGAAACTTTAGGTGAAGAAAAAGAAGCCACAAACACAATAGATACTTCAGCTGGGAACGATTCACTTAACTTAATGAAAAAATTAGATAGTTACTTAGGGGAGATGTAAAACTTTTATAGGGTATTAATATAGTTAGGACGTATTTTCTTCTACTCCTACATATTTATATGTAAATAAACTAGTTTAAATAAAAATTTATAAATGACTAAAAAATCTATTTTAGAAGAAGCTCTTCTCGAAGCTCAGGCTTTAGAGGAGGCTGTTAAAACCAACGCAAAAGAAATACTTGCTTCAACTATGAAGGAAGAAATTGAGGAGTTAGTAAAAGAATCTCTTAATGAACAAGAGATTGAATTTGATGCAGAGGAAGAAGATGAGGTAATGGATGATGAAATGATTGACGTAGATGACGATGAGGAATCTGACGTTGAACTTGAGTTGACCGTTTTACCTGAACCAGAACAAGGTGGTGTAGACTACGATGAAGAACCTCTAGACTTAAGAGACGCATCTGATGATGAAATCCTAAAAGTTTTTAAACTTATGGGAGATTCTGATGGTGTAATCGTTACTCAAGACGACGACGTTATTGACATAGTCGATGACCAAGAAGGTGTAGAGTATAAAGTCGAATTAGGAGAATCTACTCTTGAAGACGAAATCTTAGAATCATTGAAAGATACTACAAATGAAGAAACAATATTTGAAATTGAAATTAATGAGGACGAGGAAGACGGAATGGACGATGATGAAAAAGCTGATGGGCCACCAGTTGACACTAAAGAAGGTGAAGACGAAGAGGCTAAGGAAGAAGAAGCTAATGAAGCTTCTCGTACTTATGGGTTTGGCTCTAAAAGTGGTAGAGGTTTGAGAAAAAGTTTTACCGACAATAGAAACAAAACTTTCAAGGAAGGGACTCAACCATCAACTGTTAAAGAATCAAAACGCAAACCGGCAATGTCAAGAAGAACTGTGAGTATTCAAAAAAAATACAATCAGGTAGTAGAACACTCTAAAAACCAAAATGAGTTAGTTGAAAAACTAATGCTTGAGAACAAAAACATGAAGTCAAAAGTTTCTGAATATAAAAACGCCCTAGGTGATTTTAGAACTAAGATTAATGAAGTTGCAGTTTTCAATAGAAATTTGGCTTACGCAACAAAACTTTTTACTGAACATTCTACTTCAAAAGAAGAGAAAATTAACATCATGAGAAGATTCGATTCTGTCGAAACTTTAAATGAAGGTAAAAATCTTTATGATACGATTAAAACTGAATTAGTTAAACCTATTGTTAAACGTAGCAAAACTAAAACAATGAATGAATCTATCACAAAGAAGATAACAAAGACACCAAAAACGGGGTCAACTAATTTAATTGAGAACAGAGTTTACGAAAGTCCTCAAATTAGTAGAATCAAAGACATGATGTCTAAGTTATCACAATAATAAAATAACACTCAATTAAAAAATAAATAAAAAATGGGAGCATTATTAGAATCAGGTATGGTTGGTAACATAGGTTTAAAACACTTAAAAGTTATCAGAGAAGATACCATCAGCAAATGGGACAAGTTAGGGTTCCTTAACGGACTTAAAGGTCACGGAAGAGAAAACATCGCTCAGTTATATGAAAATCAAGCGACTCACCTAATTAACGAACAAACGAGTTCGAACGCTTCAGGTTCTTTCGAAACTGTAGTATTTCCAATCATTAGAAGAGTATTCTCTAAATTATTGGCAAACGATATCGTTTCTGTACAAGCAATGAACTTACCAATTGGTAAATTGTTCTACTTTGTACCTAAAATTTCAAATAGAAATGCAAGTAACAGACACACAAATCCAATAGGTAGTGGTTTAGGTAATGATAATACTACGTATAACAACGTTAATTTATATGACCAATTCTATGAAGATGGACAAGGTCTTTTTGACGCATCTAAAGGTTCGTATTCTGCAATGACTAGTGCTACTTCAGTAGTTGTTTGGGGTAGTGGTGGAATGGGAGGTTTCTTTACTACTGGAACTACTTCTTCTGTAGTTTGTTCAGCTGCTACAAGAACAGTACTTTTAAGAATGACTGGTTTCTCTAACGCTGGTGCAGGTAAATTGATTGGACCAACAGGTAATGAAATGGATACTGAAGAGTTTTTAGCTTCATTCGCTATTACAGCTAGTGAGGATATCAATTGTTGTGTAAGTGACGCAGGTACACAATCTACTACTGACAAAGTAGCAGCAGCAGGTGCACACGTTCCTTATAGAATCGTAACTCAAAAATACGGAAAAGGTATTGTTGAGTATGGTAAACAAACTAGTACAATGCCAGGACAACCTGGTGGGTCATACAATGACATATGTGACGCAACTGGAGCTATGTATATAGAATTAGATACTTCATGTCCAGCATGTATTTCGTGTGATTCTGTGGATGGTTATATGGGTTCTACATTCCCAACAACGACTACATTTACAGCAAATTGGAGATGGTACCATGACTTAGAATTTGAAACTGAATTAGGTGAAGTATCATTTGATTTAGAATCTGTAACAGTTTCTGTAACAGAGAGAAAATTAAGAGCAACTTGGTCTCCGGAATTAGCACAAGACGTTTCTGCATTCCATAATATCGACGCTGAAGCTGAATTAACAGCTTTATTATCTGAAGAGATTGCAGCTGAGATTGACAGAGAGATTCTAAGAGACTTAAGAAATTCAGCTTCTTGGACTTTAAGATGGGACTACAACGGTTGGAAGAGATTCACAGCTGGTCAAGCTCCATATACTCAAAAAGATTGGAACCAAACTTTAATTACGGCGGTTAACCAAATTTCAGCACAAATTCACAAGTCTACTTTAAGAGGTGGGGCTAACTGGATTGTTTGTTCTTCTGAGATTTCAGCAATTTTTGATGATTTAGAGTATTTCCACGTGTCTAACGCTTCTGCTGACCAAGACCAGTACAATATGGGTATTGAAAAAGTAGGTACGTTATCAGGTAGATATACTGTATACAGAGACCCTTATTTCCCAGCGAATAAAATGTTATTAGGACATAAAGGAACTTCATTGTTAGATACTGGGTACGTTTACGCACCGTATGTACCGTTACAATTAACTCCAACTATGTACAATCCATTCAACTTCGCTCCGATTAAAGGAATTATGACTAGATACGCTAAGAAAGTTGTAAATAACCGATTCTACGGATTGGTTACTGTTGATGGTGTAAGAACTTTCGATATGAGAGAATTAAGATAATAAATCTTAATATATAATATTAAAGAGGAACTTCGGTTCCTCTTTTTTTATTTGCACTAATTTATTATATTATATGTTTTCACATATAATGTAACAAATTTACTGTCTATAATCTGAAGGGGGGTTTCCGAAGTAATTAGCTTGATTAACAACTTGAAATTTTAATACGTCAGGTATTTTGTTAACTTCTTGATTGGAAACGGATTTAACGTCTATATGGTATTCATTAGGTATCATATCACCAGTATCGACTATAAAGTAATTCTGGTTATAGGCTATATTAATATCAGTCCAAGGACAGGTATCTAACTGTGTTGTACCTTGGTTTACATAAATTCTATACTGAAGTAAGTCTATAGCTTCTGGTTCTTCAGTAGAATATTCTTTTCTAGCTGAAACAGTTACTTTTCTAACATCACCGTTAACTATTTTTTCATCCATTTTAATACCGGAGATAGAATAACCATAATGTTTTGGTTTAGCACTATTTGGTCCTAAAGTAATGTATTCATTATTGTCTCTTAATACAAACCTATTCGTTACATCTCCATTACAAATACCATTAACTGTTACATTTGACCAAACGTCAGTAAACATACATGGTGTTGTGTATGTATCACAAGGAATTGTTACCGGTATACAATAAACACCTTCAGTAACTTGTGAAGAAGTTATCTGCGACCCAACCAATGCACCAGAAGCGTCATATATGTTTGCCACAGGAACAGTTGTCGAATTAGTAGGAATCCCACCTACATTAACATGTAAGTATAGGTAATTTGTTACACCTTCGTAAAAATGATATCTAGAATCTTTTATAGTGTCATTAAATTCTGTCTCTAAGAATGGTTCAAAAAATGTCTGTGTGTATCTACTAAAGAACCCTACGGAATAACTTTCAGTTATACCGGTCATATTTTCATATCGTCTAGAAAAAGCAATACCTAAGCCATTTGTTATTGTACCAGCGGTAAGAACATTATTAATATATGGTGTGATATCCATCTCTATATTCTCATTACCATTATCAAAATGTTGTGTCTGTAGTATTATTGGAAGATTCACACCATAATCATATATACCGGGAACCGTCCAAGGAGTGATAGTCGTACTATCATTCCAGTTACTAGGTCTAATATCGAAAGACCTATCGTCATCCATTGTTGAAGTAAAATTAATATCTGAATAGTCATAACCAGTTCCTTCATCCCAAAATTGTGGGACAACAAATAATATTAAGTCAAAAGATACAGCTCTTTTATTTGACTTAGCGGTTCTAGTGTTAAATAAGTCATCATCAAAAAATGATGTATTAACCATTCTAAGGGTGTGTTTTGCCGCATGATTATTACAAGCACCAACCAAATTAATTCTACCGTCGTCTACTTTTTCTTGTAAATCATCTAAATTTAAATCAAATATAAATCTACTCTTTTTTTGACAAATTAATTCTCTTGTGTATCCCGTCATAGTTGTACCTAAATAATCGGTACAAGTATCTTCAGGTAAATTAGTTCTGACACATTTATAAGCATTAGTACCACTATCACCATAATATAGCTCAGTTACTGGATTTTTAGCTGTATTTACCGGGCTATCACTAAGGATAGTATTGTTTTTTGTAAAATATGATTTGTGTATAGACATAATTAATTCTTTTTATATAAATATTAATTAATACGTATATGTTTGTTTAAAACCGTATTTTTCGCTGAACTAATTAATTTAACTATATCACCCTTAGTTACTGACGTTTCTTTTGCCGGGTCTTTTGGTTGTGTTCCAGCTGTACCATGCTCATGGTTTTGAATCCAATCCCACATTTGTGTCAATAAAATTAATAATTGTTCACCCCTAACTAATGGTTCCATATTATCCCTACTCATTTTAACAAGAGTTTTTTGGTTAACCCCCACATTATCACCTAATTCGTGATTATCTGACTTAAATGACGTCACCAAAGGTGTGGGTTTACCTTTTTCTGGTATAGTTTCATCATAAGAAAATAGTAATATCTCATTACTTAATACGGTTGTTATACCCTGTGTTTTTTCTTCGTAAGACTCTACATCTATTTCTGTAGTTTCTGTTTTAACTTCAGGAAATACATTATTTGCAGAAAAAATCCTACCAAACTGCTCAACACCTAATAAAGAAATTTTATGAAAAATAGTATCTATAACTAATGAAGATGGTGTTGGTCTGAAATAAAATGGGTGTAAACTCATTAATTTTTCTAGATTTGGTGTCAGTGAATCAAAGTTAATAGAGTCCTCAAACACTTTTCTATAGGAAGCTCCAACACCTGTAGGGTTAGAAACAAAGTTATGGGGAGGTGAACTAACATTATCATGATGTGACTCATATAAGAAATCATTTAAAAGCCTTACCGTCTCATCTTCAGTATGTGCCTCAAATCTCAAACTACAAATAAAGTTTTTATTTGAATGATTCGATACAACAGTTGAAACACCAAATTTTCCAGATAATAATGGTTCTTTGCCATCCTTTGGTGTTAGGTTAAAGATTTGTATATTACCATCATATAGTTTAATTGCCGTTGAACCACTAAAATATTCATTTGTTATTTCGTATTCTATTATATGGTTTAACGGAGCGTCCTGTTCTACCGATTTTGGATATTTTTCTTTTTTAAGTGATAATTCTCTACTGAAATTATCTAATTGTATTATTGATTGTGTAAAATTAGCCTTAGGTATTTTAATTTCCTTATCTTGTGGTTGTGTTTTACCCGCTCTAAGAATTAATTGTCTATTTCCGAACAATAAATCACTATCTAATCTACCACGTAAAGCTATTGTACTTTCGTAAGGAAAAACTCCTTGTGAGTCTGAGTTACCTCTAAGTACGGGTAATACACTATTAGGTTGTCTGGTACCTTTGGTCGTAAAGATTCTACTATTACCGTAAGCTTCACCAGCTAGCTTGGTTGGTTGTGAGATTAATGGGCCTATATATTCTACATCTTCACTAGCTACCTTTGTTTTAGTAGATATATATGAAATTAATTTTACAGCTTCACCCATTCCTGGTACAACATTAAAGTATAGTGGTAAAAATGGGTTCCTAATATGTGGGTCATCTTTAGACCATTTAATAGAGTCAGCCGTTGCATATATAGGGTCACCTCCATTATCGGCGGCCTTACCAACATCGCCATTAAATATCTTAGCTAATGTACTCTCGTCGTAGTTTTTTGGTGATTCACCCTTAAAATCGTCATCGAGTACAGCTCTAATTCTACCAGCCATTAAAGGGTCGTTAGAATCTAGACAAACACCATAATAAATTATTTTAGTATCTTGTGACATTATTTAACCCTTTTCTTAAGTTCGGAATTTAATTTATTGTACTTTTCTTCAATGCTATCTAATCTATAAGTTAATTCTACAACTAATTGTTTAGTATCTTCATAATTATTTTTTAATAACAACATAACTTCTGTTATATCGGAATTACCCTTAGATTTAGGGTCATTAATAATTTCTTCCATTTTTTCTTTTTCCATAATTAAACTACTAATCCTGTACCTGAACCAGCCATTGTTGTGCCCGGACCACCAGGTGTTGTTACTGTCATAGGTGGTATTGCTACTTTAACCACACTATTTTTACTTCGCTCTTCCTCTACACCTTTAATTAGAGCGTTAGCCATTAAGACAGTTTCATTAGGAGAACCATCAGCATGGTCCTCTGTATTAATTCCAGCTTTCTGGAAATTTGCCAATACATTTTGCAAGGCTCTAGTATCACTAAATCCGGACCTTAGTTTTGTAGCAAATAACATAGGTGTTGGTATGTTTATAGGTAATGCAATTGGAGGTAGTTGGACTAAACTAAGTAGAGTACCTAATATATTTTTACAATTCATGAAGTCTTCAATGGTTTCTAATATAGTAGATAATAGAGCCAATAAAGAATTTATTATAGTAAACATTTTTAAATTTTGTTCACCTATAATCATCGCCATTATTTTTTCAATTAATTTTAAGATAGCTCTTTTAATCTCTTCGTATAATACTTCTAGGATAAATTTAATTATACGTTTTAACATACGCTTAATTAATTTCCATAGTTTTTTTAATAAATCTAAAATGTCTTCAGCATTAAATGTACCACCTAAAGCTATTATTACAATCACTAACGGTAATAGAATTTTAGGTGAAAGTATTAAACTAATTAGTATTAATGGTAATTTTTTAAGTAAGTCTAAGTTAAAGTCTACACCTATTCCTGGTAATTTAATTCCTATATTAAAGTCATCTTCAGTGTCTAAACCATTTAAAGCGTCACTAATAGCTTTTTCTATTAACATATCCTGTACAATAGGGTCTGTTTCATTTTTAATGTTTTCTATACCAGAATTAACAATATCGGTATTCATTTTTGTTTCTATCTCGGTACAACTAGCAAAACGCATTAATGCTTTTAATTTAAGTGACACTTCA